GCTTGTTCCGAGCCCTGGCTAGGTCTCGGGCGAGTCGGCCGGCGACGGCGTTTGACCGGGGGTTAAATCCCTTCGACCCTCTGGTCGGGGGCAGGAGCTCACAGACATAGAACATGTCCCGGGCCGTGTTACCCGTGATCTTATCCACAAGATCAGTCACTGTCCCTGGATAGGGAAACCACCCGATAGGTGGGGGCTGATCTTTGCGGATTACCCGGTACCGCTTTCCTACGACCATCGATGCCTGATCGGCGGCGATCCGCCGTGTTGGCAGGGTGGTGCTGGGAGCGGTGTCGAAGGGGCGGGAGAGGATGGACAGGTCGTCTTCCCAGCTGCTGCTGTGCGCGAGCACAAATGCGGCTCGGTCGACCTCTCTGTCGGACCCCTCGACCGTAGTGGACCACATTTTCTCGGTCGGGAGGCCCAGACCTCCAAACTGCCGAGGGACGTGAAGGAGGCGGAGCAATCCGTGCCTTCGCAGAAACTCGGGCAGTTCGGGGTGGGCCATCTTGATCGAGAAGAGGAGGGCTCGCCGTGCGGCCTCCTTTCTGTGATCCATCATCCCTTCGACTGCGGGCCCCAGTGACATCCAGTAGGGGGCCTCGCGACCGGTTTGATCACTGCGCATTGTGCCGAGTATCCCGCGGATAGGGAAGGCTTCGGACCAGCGGGTCAGCTTCAGACGTCCGTCTGACTCCCGCTTGGTGAAGAAGACCTCTTCCGTAAAGACACCTCCTGTTTCTTCTTTGAGGTGCTTAACCGCGCTGGAAAACTTGGCTCCGGAAGCAGCAGCGTTTTCTTCGTATCCCTTTTGCCTCTTCTGGCTCGTTATTCCTACTAAGTCGTCCCCACATATTCTGACTTTTGGGACGGCTCGGAGAAGGCTGAAGGCGCGACCTTTCGTCTTCCCTGCCAGCATTTCTCTAAAGCTGGTTGGGGAGAGGTGGCTGGATTGCCACCAGAACAGGTTCGCCAGGCAGAGGAAGGGCCAAGTCGTCGGGAGACCCATGAGGGCTCCCCGGCGGCTGTTAATGTGAGGGGTTCCGGGAAGTGTCGGGTAGTGGATTGTTTGTGGCCCGAGGGCCATATCCACGACCTCGACCATCCACGCTGGGAGGTTTCTCCCTGCATGGGATCTCCGGATCCCCGCCCAGATGGCTTGGAAGGTCGACTGGCCGATCAGATCGGTGGCAGTTTTGAGATCTGCCGACAGCACCGATGTGCTGTGATCCGGTCTGGAGGGGAAGAGTTCCTCGACGGCTTCACGGTGATCGCCCGCAAGGACGGTCCGGATGGAGCTGTCGGTCCTCAACCCTTCGGCCAGCCATCTTCTAGCCTGGTGGCCCATCGCAACCAGGGATCCAGGGCTCTTGGTGACCACTCGGACTTTCCACCCGCGCTCTTGCACAACCAGTGCGTCGCAGGGTGGCAGCCCGTTGGACCGGAGCTTCCTGATTTCCTGGTATAGGTCGTCAGCGAGGAGAGCATGGGCGCGGATGGCCAGGTCGTCGGATCGTCCAGGGTAGGTGGTGAACTTCTTGATGTAGTTCATCCCGCATTCCTGGAGGATCTGTGCGAGACCGGCCTCCTGCTGCTTCTTGTTGCTCTGCAGCTCGCTCCATTCGGAATCTTCATCGAATGGTTTCTTTGCGACCTTTGCGATCTCCCTCTTGATTGCCAGCCTCATTCTCCGGTGCAGGTAGCCTCCTAAACCTCC